AACTGAATGTTACACCAGTAATAGAAACACGACCTAAGTAATCAGCTGCATTACCTAGAGACGATGCTGTGTTGTTTAGTTCAACATAGCCGTATCTAGTCATAAAGCTCACTACTGGCTCAAATGTGCTAGGATCTAGTACAACACCACTGCTCATTAATGGAATGTATGGGCAGTAGAATGCTGCTGCATCAGATTCGCTAGAACCTTTGTAACCAACAAGAACGTCTTGGCTATCGCTTGCGTAAGTGTTAACGTACACTTTCATAGCGTTGTTCAAAGTACCAACTAGTTTAGTGTTAGTTGGAGCTTCAAAAGCGCCTTCAGTAGTACGTGCAAACGCAGAAGTAGTTGCTGACTGAAGAACTGTTAGTGCGTAAGGACTAACAACTGCCCAGTTACCAGCACCACGACGTGTGCGTTGTGCGATCTTGTTTGCTGTGCGGTTAATCATAACAGCAAGAGCTGCGTGTTCGTCGCCAACAAAAGTTGCAGTACCTGAAACTGCTGATTGATCATACTGTACGTCTGATTCAGCAGCGCCTGCAAGGTTGTATAGAGATCCTAGGATCTCTTGGTCGATTTCAGCGGTAATTTCTTGTGCTAAAGCAGCCATAATTTCTGCTTCAACGTCAATACCGTGCTGTGATTGTGCATCCTGTGCAGATTCAAAAGTCCAACGAGCACTCAACTTACGAGTTTTCGCTTCGACTGTTTGTTTCAAGATCTGGATGCTTAGTGCATTACCGCGCTCACCTTCTAGTGATGCAGTTGCAGCCGGAGCATTTGTTCCGTCACCTGAATAAGATTCTGCAATCTTGAATGGACTTAGAGCCTCTTCACCTGCAACAGCGCCTGAAGCACCACTGCCTACAGTTTCGCTATAGCGAACACGTAGAGTGTGAATTTGACCAACTGGTCCAGTCATTGGTTGCACACCAACTAGTTCATTTGCAATCACTGTTGGCATTACACGTCTGATCACTGGAAGGATCACACGATTTAAAGTTGCTACGTTACCGGCAGAAGTAGCACCTGCAGTTGCAGTCTCAGACAAATACTTACGAGTATTTTCTAAAGTTGCAGCCATTACAGATTTCTTAGTGCCTTGAAGGCCTTCGAGAAGTGCTGTCTTCGTGTCCTGCCAGCGACTTTCTAGTAGTTCTGACATATTAGTTTCTCCTTAATTTAATCCTGCAAGACGTTTAAACTCAATTAAGTTATCGTCTGCATTACTACTAACGTTAGTTTGTGACACTGTGTCACGGTTGCCTGTTACTTCTTTGCCTTCTGTAAGTGTTGCCTTCTTCGCCGGTGTCTTACCGTCAATGACTGCCGGTAGATACTTATCAAACGCAGATTGTAGTCTGTTTGTTTGAACCGATTCTAATAGTTCTGACATAATTTCTTTTTGGTCCTTTGATAAAGGATCAATTAAATTATTCATAATGTCTTTGCGTTCAGCTGTTGCTTTCATCTGACCGATTTGAGCATCTTTGCTTTCTGCAAGTTTGATTGTCTTAGCCATCGCTACTTTTGCTTCTTCAAGTTGTTTATTCTTAAGATCAACAACTTTCATAAGTTTAGCAGTTTCTGATTTCTCATTTAGATGACTAGTTGCATATTCTGAAGCAAACGCTTCGAATAGTTTGCGTCCGAAATCATTCTTACGTGCATCTTCAATATCTTCTTTAAGTTGACTAATTTCCTTAGTAAGGGTCTTAGCAACAATATCAGATACTTTATTTGCACTAGATTCAACGAACATTTTCTTAAGTTCTGCAAATTTAGTTTTTGCTTCTTTAACAAGTTTAACCTTGGTTTCAGCAAGATCTTTTTTGTCTTCGTAAAATTCTGCAATTTCTTTAGCAAGTGATTCAACTACGAAGTTTTCAAGCATACCGAATTTTTCGGCCATTGCTTTCTGATCTGCGTGTAACTCTGTAATTTCTTTACCTAATGACTCTACAACAAAACGCTGCATTAAATCAGCATTTTTACGCATTGCAACAGCATATTTTGCTTTTGCTTCTGCTAGTTGCTTACGATCGTCGGCGAATTCGGAAATTTCTTCTGCTAAACGCTCAGAAATCATAGCATCAACAGCGTCAACCATAACTGACTTGTCGTGCTCATACTTTTTGGCAAACTCTTCGCGGAGTTCAGCAGTTACTGCCTGCTTGTTCTCTTTGATTTTCGCTTCCCACGCTTCTTCGATAGATGTACGCACTTCTTCTGAAACAACATCATTTTCAAATAAAGTTTTTAGTGCATCCAACATTCTATTTCTCCTTTTATTGGAGTCGACTGATTATATTAATCAGTGATTCTTTTAAATACTTTTGTGCCTTGTCGTCGTGTTTTGTTGCCTGTGCTAGTTCGTATGCCTTATATCCGCCACGAGCGTTCATTAAATGCTCGTAGATTGGTGTAGGGTAAGCACCTGGAGCACTTGGTTGTGCTACCACGTCTACCGTAATAATTTCGAAATCAGAGACTTCATTTCTTCCATCTTCTGATACATTACCAGAACCCCTAGATGAAACACCTAATTTAACACCTGCTTCAAGCATTGTTTTAACTAGTTGTCCCATAGGGGTTGGCAATATTTTTAGTTTTCCATAACCGTTTGCGTCATCCATCCACATTTCTGTGATCATATGGCTAACACGGTCTAAGTTAATGTTAAGTCCTTCTGGATGATCAACTTCACCAAGAACACTATA